CTCTATCGAAGGCAATTACTTCATCTGCCACGATTACGCTCCTCTAGTACTTCAATAGCTGTAAGAATATCCTCGGCACTTTGCCAATGATTCATAGGAATCTGAGTGGCTATTGCCAGTTCAACTAAGAGTCGGCTTACGCTTCCTCTTGAATGACTTTTGGGTCTCCTTCACCTACTTCAACATCGTCAACAGATTCCATCCATTGATCTAATGTCTTAGTCGGCTTACCGCCTGCCTCACGCTTCATGGCGCTGTGTGCTACATAAAGAATGTCCCACATTCCGCCGAACTGGGAGATGACCTTCTTAGTTGCCATTTCCCAGCGGGCGTAATCTGGCGGTCTAACCATGTAATTGGTTTCGGTTCCGTCTGTGTATTTAATTGTTATTAACTGCTGCATAAAATGCTCCCGTCGCTATTCTCTAGGAGAAGGTCTCTGTGACCGCACCCTTTGATACCTTGAATGTAAAGTCTACAGTCTGTGCATCTGTTCCGGCTCCACCTGCTGTTGGAAATTCAGGCATAATTGGAAATACGAATACTGCGCCTGTAGCTGCTGTGAGTGTAACGCTGATGTCTGTATCTGGCGCTGTTTCTGCTGCTGTCCATAGAGCTTCGCATACTGAGCCGGTCTTGCCCCAGTCTGCAAGCATTGAAAGAGCAAAGGTGCCTTCGATGTTAGTGGTCTTATAAGCCTCGCCATCGAGAGTCTGGTATGTCTCACGAAGGTTAGTCTTAGTTAGGACTGCTGAAGTTGCCTGAGCCTCGATATCTGTTCCACCTGTGAAAGATAGAGAAATATCGCGACCTGTGATTACTGTGGTTGCCATTATTTATCCTTAGTTAGTTTGTGTGTAGTAGGTAGAAACTCTGATATCTGCCACCAATACATTGGAAGGCCCGACCTGAGTTACTGTTGGTTTTTCAACCGCTCCGACTGTGTACCCTACTGGGATCACCTTCAGAACACTTATGACAAGCTGCTCGAGGTTATCGAGCGAAGCCGGGTTGCTGTTATATGCAACTGCGACTGAGATTACAAGATTGACTTTAATGTGAAGCGTTGACTTGTTAATAGTCTCTAATTCAAGGTAAGGAGAGTCTGGGACTGTAACCACGAATGGCACCATAGGCGCTTCTGGGACATAAGCGTAGACATTGCCTGCAACGCTTGCAAAGGCTGTTGCTAGTGGCTGGCGTACTGTGTCAAGGATTGTTGAGGCTGGCATTTATTGCACCATTGAATCGGTGTCGATGTATGCCCCTAAGAGTCCTGAAACACGATTAAAGAGACTGCGGCCTAAACGATAAGGCGAGACATTAGTAAAGTCGATTCCCTCGATCTGTCCACCAGGAGCGATACGAGATTGGAATACTTCTACTGATACGGCTAGGACTGCTGACTCGACTGCGCTGACTCCAACATAAGTAGCTGCGCCTGAAAGGGTAGCCTTGCCTGAAGGAATGACATTACGGCCATCGATGTCTGCGTTAGTAATTGAGACTGTAAAGAATCCGTTAAAGTCACGATAAACGCCATCTACGAATACTCGAGAATTAGAGTTCATGACATAAGTATCGATGTCATAGTTGCTAGATTCTAAGATCGTAAAGGTTCCGTTGAATGGGGTTCCGCAGCCCGTGATAACTACGCTCTGACCCTCTGAAAAATTGTTTTCGCCTAGGACTGTGTAATAGGCAATATTATCCTGGAGTTCAACACGGGATATAGGTGATGCGTATGTGACCAGCATAGGCAAAATTACGGCCTCAGCGGTATCTATCACATCTGTTAGATATGCGTCATTGTAAAGGGATACAGAGACACCAAGGATTGACCTTAGCTCTGCTACGGTGACTATCGATGCCATCTCTGTATCCTCTCTGTTAAACGACTGGGGGAGCCACCGGGAGCAGCAGCCCCCCCATGATTAGTTTTTGACTACGCAACCATGAAACGGTAAGCGCCTGCGCCAAGCTTTGTTGCTGTTGCGCCGTAGCCGTAGTATCCAACTTGAACCTGACCTGTTGAGATGAGGTTTGTCTGGAGTGATAGGCGTGGTGACTCGTACCAGGTGTAAGCATCTGGGTTGATAACGATAAGTGAGTTATCTCCGAGGCCTGAACCATCTGTTAGAGCGCGTGATACTCGAAGGTTAAGTCCGAGAAGGTTGCCGCGAATCGCTGTGGCTGTAAGTGTGCCGCCTGCGTTCTGTGGGTTGATTGTCTGCTGGAAGATTGGGCGATTTGAACCATCGACCAAGCCCATTAGAGCGCCCCATTGTTCTGGAGATACGCAGATGTTCTGGGCAAATCCAAGAGTTCCCTTGTAGATAGAAACTGCTGCATCTGACACGAAGTCTGCAACAAGCGCACCTGTTGTAAGTGCTGCGCGGTTTCCGCCGTCTGTTCCGCCGTTGACCATTGCTGTTGCAACTGCGTTATCTGTTGCCTTTGCGTATGCGTATTCCATTTGGCGTACGAGTTCAGCAAAAAACGCTGGTGATGAGCGATCTAGAAGCTCGAGTGAGAATGTCTGCTGTCCAATGAACTTCTGAACATTGACAGTTACAAACGCTGCGTTCTGGTCTGTCTCTGATGGTGTTCCGCCTTCAGATGCGACTGCAACTGTTGGAGCAACTGTAATCTTAGGAATCTCGAAAGACATACCAGCATCTGGTAGAGCCCCGCGAGAGATTGAATCAATAAATGGGCGATCAGCGTTTGAAATGCCGTTGATTACCTCTGTGAGTTGACGAGTTGGTACGAGACCAGCGTTGTCTGTGACATCTGCCGCTGCTGCGACATACATCTTTGATGTCTCGTTGCCGAGTGAGGCACGGACTGAGTGCTCGAGATAAGAAGCCTTATCAACGATTGGGTTACGAACAGTTGTTGAGATATAAGGCGCTGTTGCAGCCTTAACTTCAACCTTTGCAGCCTCTACCGTTTCTGCGGCAGGAGCAACTTCTGGAACGGTAGTGTCTGACACTTGTTCTCCTTCTGTAGTTGATTGTGTTTCTTCCTGAGGTGTCTCAGAAATTTCTGTATCTTCAGCCGCTACTTTCGCGACCTCTGCGCCTGGAATTGCGCCGTCTGTGACAAGGCTGACCTCGATGAGGTTAGATGCGCTGATAGCCATTACGCCATCCTCGTTATCCCACTCTGCAACATCTACGCCTACGCTGAAATCGCTGCGTAATCCGGTTGCCGCCTCTTCAAGGGCATCGTTACCGGCTGTAGTCTTTGCGATTTTAAATTCTGCTGTGATTCCCGTAGCATCTTTTTCAAAGCTGACGAGCTTCCCTAAAGGTCTAGTTACATCGTGCTGAAGAACTAGCTTAATGTTCTTAGCCATTGTGATGGAATCTTCTTTGAACATAGTGCGGCCTGCTGATGTGCTGCCTTCAGCGTTCCATGAAACGATGCGGCCTGCAATAATGCGAGACTCTGCATCCGCCGCAGTAATGGCGTATGGCATGGTTATCTTCATGAGTTCTCCTTGTTATCGATTAAATCTTCTTCTTCTTGAATCTGCTCGACACTCATAGCACCGATGCGATTAAGAATCTCGTAGACCTGTGCGCGAGCAAGCGCATCTGATCGTAGGAACTCGTCTAGGCTAAAACGGATAACCCCAGTTGAAGGGCAGAAGTCCGGCATGGATAGGCGCTGTTCGATGCTCGCTAAAATCGGCTTCATGCTGAAATCGATAAGGCTACGCCTCTCCGAAACGCTGTTGGAGTAAGTCATGCTGGTAGTCTCTGCGCTTACGAAATATGCAGGAAGGTTGCAGGCGCGAGCCAATTCCAGAGCAACATATTGACGAGCTTCATTCAGCTGTAGTTTGGCTGGATCGATGCCCAACGCCTGCAATTCAACATCTGCATTAAGGAACGCAGTTGACTTTGTAAGGCGAGCAGTTCTCCATGACTCGAGAAGTTTAGAGATTCGCTCTGCTGGAAGATTGGTGCCGTTAGACTTTAGAACTTGTAGTGGTACTGGCTCTTTAGCGAAAGTTTCGGCGGCCTGTTCTAGGGCGTGGGCTGCTCGGATAGTGCGCCCAGCGCGATTCAACACGCCTTCGTCAAGTCCATAAAACACTACAAGAGAACCGACTCCTTGATTAGGAACTACTGAGCCGTCTACTTGGTAGCCAACGATTTCTGTCTGAAGATGATTTAGTTTAGTAGTTACACGATCTGGTGCAACGCGAGTCCAAGCACGAACACGGCCTGTATCTCCGTACTGCTCTAATACTTGTCCGTAACCTACGCCATGAAATAGTAAATCTTCTGCGAGCCATGCGTAAATTGCTGAACCGGGAACGCGTGGGTCTGGCTGGTTAATTACTTGAGGTGTTCCCATGTGCGATCCATCGAGCTTTGAATACTGCTCGAGTGGTAGAGCTGCAAGAGTAGAACAGATGATATTTCTAGCGCGTGCGATAGTTGGAACTGCCATAGCCTGTTGACGGCTGGCTACTGATTGAGTAAATACGAAAGGATTGAATGAAGCCGTGTTATTAAACGGCGCAGGGGTAGAAGCGGCGTCGACTGTAACCTCGACTGCTGGCTTTGATGATGTAAAAATGTCCCGGATTCCCATTGGACATATTATACGCTACTGTCTAGACATTATCCTACCTGAATGTCTACTTCAGATTCAGCGCGTGTCGCAAAGTGAGTAACCATCGCCGAGGCAACTGCTCCGCAAACAATTCCAGAAGCTTTACGCCCCATGACCCAACCGCCATCGCCTCGAGTTAATTTAACGGCGCTAAGAACTTGCTTGGTCAATTCCTCTTGATCTGAATGGGCTAAACGCATTGAAGAGACTGCCGATACGAATTCATCGCAGGATTGCTGGTACTCCTGGCCTGTAATCTCATGGATAGGAATTCCGGCTGGTGCTAATCGAGCTGCAACTGCTGAGGCTGTCGACTTGCTATAGGCAACGGCGTTAACCGGGAACTTGCGCACCCAGTAAGCAATATCGTTAGCCATTTCTTTATCATCGAGATTGACTGGGTTAAACCAAGTATGGAGAAGGCTCACCTGGAACCTATCCCCGTCAATGCGCTGGCCGGCAACGAGACTTCCGTGTTTTCTGTCCGGGCTAAGATCTATCGCCATCCAAGTATCAGCTTCGACATCTAGTTGAGGCAGGTTATCGACCTTGCACTTCTTCCATTCGGCTTCCGAGATGACCGGATTAATCATGGACACGAACTGGCAGAGGATTTCGGTGCGGAAAATATCTTCACGATCTGAAAGGCTGTCCTTGATATTATCCTCATGGACTGTATGGCCAAGTGACGGGTTGCTCTGGTACCAGGCTTCTTTATCGGTTATCTCGGCTCCGGGTTCAGCACTCCACTCGAACCAGCCAATAGAATCCTCTGCGCCTTCACTAGCTGCAAGGCCGCGTTCTCTAAACTTATGCAATAGAACTGAATTGGCATGGCCTGCGTTGGAATAAACATAGGCCTGC